TCATGGATCACAACGATACCACAACAAGACTGCTTTCCTAGTTCAAGCAACAAGTCGCGTACATCTTGATCCCAACAGCCACCAATCCCCTCAAATGTCTGTACTACTGACTGAGTACAACCATCATCAGACACCTGCACATCTTCTGTGAGCTGCTTAGTGTTGACCTTCAACTTGATCTCATAAAAGTTTGTACCTGAAGCCATGACATAACTGTCAACTTCACCATTAGCTCCAAACGTGATGCTTGTGATGTCATCCTCATTTGCAACCCATAAGCGACGAATACCACCCGGACACGTTTTTGAACAGTCCTGACCGGCAAAGCCTTTTGTAATAGATCCCATTTATTTTGAGTTTTATTAAATTCTAAAATAGTGGAGGGGGAGCATTGCCCCCCTTCCTTTTTCTTACTTACCTACAGAAATCAACTGAGGAAATACAAAGTTTGTATCGATCACATAGCTGTAATCTACATACAATACGCGAGTGCGAGGCTCAAGATACTGACGGAAATAAGTGTTAGCGTTAGCATTTGCAGTCATGTCCGTTGCAAGTACCAAGTTGTTTAGCGGAGTGTAGATGATGAAGTTTGCATTGTCTTCAGCGAAGTCTGCAGACTGGATCTGATCCCAACGATCTTGAACAACGATAGGAACACCGCGATAAGTTGCAGCGATACCTGCTTGAGGCTCATTGAATACGTTGATAAAGCCATTGCTCAAAGCGTTGTCCTCTAGGTAGTCGATGATCTTCAACCACATATTACCAGAAATATAGATGCGTTTCTGGTTAGCAGGAATCTGACGCAACTCAGCAGGAGCGTCACGGAATACATCACGCAAGAAGTTGAATGCTTGAGCATTTGTGATGTCAGTACCACTCTGAGTATCTACAACGTTCCCAATAGTACCGTCGAGGATAACTGGATCTAAGCGAGTCCAGATACCATCTGCCCAGTTGTAGTCTGCATCTGTGCTGTTTGAATCTCCAAACCATGCAACGCGCTCCATGTCACGACGAGCAGCGATACTCATCTGAGTAAAGATAAGATCAAGCAACTCTCTGCGGATCTGGCGATTGTTCATAGTTGTGAACAATGGTGCAAGGTAGTCATAGTGAGTGTTCACCAACTCCTCATAGCACCACTCAAGACCACCTTGAGCATACTTAACCTCAATAGTACGCTCAGATAAAGAGAATTTGCCAGGGTACTGAGGGTTACAGTGTTGTTTTTTGCGAGTGATCTTGTCAAGCTGCTCCATCAATCCAAGATTCATCTTGCCTGCGTGCAAATTAGAGATAACTCTAAAAGTATTGCGCAAGCTGTCATCTGTGATGGTAGGCTGCAAAAAGATGTCGATTGTTTGCTGTTTATTCAAGTCTAAATTTAGACTTATATTAGTAACTGCCATTTTGTTTGTATTTTAAAATGAGGGAGTCCCTCCCAGACTCCCCTCGAATTTTCAAAAATGATGATTAAGCCACAACAACTACGACCTCAGCAAAAGATCCCTTTGCTTGTCCTTCTGTTGTGAACTCTACTTTGTAAGTGTATGAGCCTGGGGCTAATGTTCCAGCGTCAACAAATTGAGCTGTGCCATCTGCTCCGATTGTTCCTGTTCCTGCGCTTACTCCGTTCTGGAAGACTTCAAAGTCTAAACCTACAGCAGAGATTGCAGTGATGTCAACAGCTACTTGATCTGGTCCAGTAGTGTAAGCAGCAGCCAAGTCGATCTCAATACCAGAAATATTAGTATCTAAGAATAGAGCTGTGTCAACTGTCACGCCTGCTGTGAAGCTTCCAACGTCAACCAATGCCTCATAAGACAAAGTTCTGTTGTTATCGTCAAGACTTACGCCTGCTTTCTCACGGTAGATGATACCGATAGCTATTGGCAAGTTGTTGTTGTAGCTCAGGTCAAGTCCTGAAGTATCTAAAGACTCTGCGCCTGTTGGCCCTACATAGTCAAGGATTGCTTGCTCTCCCTTTGCGTTTGATACTACAAAGTTGCAAATCTCGTACTGGTCAAAATCTCCACTTGTGAGCTCGAAGTCTACTGATGCACCTCCAGCGGCAACAACTGCCGTGAATGTTGGGAAACGCTCTGCATGGAATCCATAAGGATCAAGACCACGCAATTGCAATGCACCACTGAAAGACTTGACACCTGGATTGACGCGTCTTTTTTGTTGCTGTTTTTGATTAATGATATTCATTAGTCTGATTTTTTGCTTTTAAAAAAATAGTTTTCTGACTACTTACCAAAGTAAGAGCCTAACCCTTCAACAATCGCATTGGCAAAACCATCGTTTTTGTTTGTGATCTCATCAAGAGTGCGGTCGCGGTTAGTTGTTTGGATCTCTTTAGACTTGTTTTTCAAGCCTTGAGTCTTAGACTTGTGCGCTTGTGCTTTCATGCGAGCAAGCTCCTCCTTGAGTTGCTTGATCTCATCAGCAGAGGCAGTCTGCTCAACTGATACCTCAGCTTTTGCATCCTCCTTCTCTTCGTACATGTCTTCTTCTTCTTTTTCTTTCATGCCCATAGACTCAGCCATAGCAAGCAAGTCCTCTTTTGTCATCTCATCCTCTTGCTCTTCCTTCTCCATCTCAACCTCGACAAGTTCAAGACCCATTTCCTCAGCCATTTTCATGAGCTCTTCCTTGGTCATATTTTCCTTTTTCATTTCGTCTGATTTGTTTTCAATAATAGAATCCTCTTTTTTATCCTCATCCTCACACATCGCATCCGCTTCGGCTTTTTGGCCTGTAAAAAATGCTTTCATGTGATTCATGAATTTAGATAAAAAGCTTTTTGTCTCCTCAGTTTCAACTGGGAGCGCTGTATCTTGTTGCTCTTGCATCTCAAAAGTTTTTATATAGTTGGTAAATTGTGCAGGAGTGTTCTTGCAGTTCTTGGCCATAGCTGCAAAGCTTCTAGCTGTGCGCTCGTTCATATAGTCACCCTCTGCAATTGCATCAGCGAGTCCAACATTGACAGCCTCCTGCGCACTAAACCATTTCTCCTCTGCCATCCATGCTCTAACTTGTGCCGCTGTCTCTTCTCTACTGCCGTTGATGAGTTTACCATTGGACTCAATAAGGTCGATATAATTAGAGACAATACGATCATCCATAGTGTCCAAGATCTTTGCCTCACTTCTCAAGTCTTCAGCAGTTCCACCGATGCCGCTTGATGGCTTGTGGATCATGAAAAAAGCGTTTTTAGTTAGCTTCCTTTTGCCAGGAGTACCAGCTGAGAAGATCATCGTCGCAATACTGCCCACGATACCTGTCCCAATAATCTCCACCTCAGCACCATGAGCGGCAAGCATGTCAGCCATAGCAAAACCCTCGATGACTGAGCCGCCTGGACTCTTCAGGATAAGCTTAAGCTCTTCACCTTTGCCAATCTGTGCCTTGATATCTTCCATGCTCATCATCTCCTCCCCAGTCCAAGGATCAACGCCTTGACCAACTGGCTTGTCAAGATAGAGCTCGACTTTATTTTCTTGTTGTTGTTTTTCCACTTGCTCAACTTTACGGATAGCCCAATTAACTCCCTCAGTGCCTCCCCATGCGTCCCACATGATGCGGCCGCAATTAGCTTGGCCGTCTGCATCTTCATAGGGATCATCTTTGTACTGCTCGAATCGCTGGAAATTAGCCATTCTTTTGACAGTATCGAATGAGATAGGCTTGCGGTCTGCTAGTTGACGAGCGCGAACCCATCCAACTTGCGTACCACAACCGCCCTTGTCATCATTCTCCTCCTTATAATCAATGGCTCTCTGAGCGTTGTTGCTCGCTGCCTTTGGGTAGTCGTCAAAGCTTTCCATTAAAACAATTGTTTACATCAATAATACACCAAAAAACGCCTCAAATACTGCAAGAGGCTGCACTAAATAGAAAAACGTCTTTTGTGCACTAGCTGCCACATCACGCGGACAGATATATCATACTTTGCAGACAGTTGATGCACTAGGCTTGTCTTGGTCTGCTCGTTGTAATTCTCAAAAAACTCTTTTACAGCTAAATACTGGCGCAATCGGCTAGGCTCTAACAGTTTGGAGTCAACTAGATATTCTGCAATATTCTCAACTGTTAAATATTTGCCCTGAAGAGCATCGCAGAGAGCCTCAGTAAGTTCTTGTTTAAGCTTGTCCTGCATTCTCGTCCAATTTAATCCCAAATTTCTCAAAAGTTTGTGCTGCCAAAAATAGTCTGTGCTTGACTTGTTGCATACAATATCCACAGTTTTGCGTACCACTCCACCCCCTAGCTAAGTAGGTGCGATATAACTCAAACAGATAATTTGTGTACTCATGGTTTTTGATGAGCTTCATTGTTTTGCGAAACCAGGGGAGCATCTCAATAAGTTTCTCGCGATGCTCCACTGGGATACGGTAAAAAGATTCTTCCAGCTTATTCATTTATCTAATAATTGTACGTTTTTCGATTCGCTCTTGATTGTCTCTATCTTCATCCAAGTCATCTGTCACCAGTATGACTTTCTGTGAGTTGATGACGCCTGCTAAAGTCCCTGCAAGGGCTTGCACTGAGTCAGCTTGTACTGTGTTGATGTTTGTCACGCTTGGAACTGGAGACACACCACCAATAAACCCACCACTTGCAAACTTCTGGGAGTTGATGCGAGCTAACAAAGGCAAGTTTTTAGCCGTTGCACGCTTGTTGACAATAAACTCTCCACCCTCAGCCTCAAATCCTACTTGTCCACCTACAGCAAACTTGACACCGCCCTGCGAGTGTGATGGTCCTTGAATGATACCACCATCTTGGAACTTCTTAGATGCTATCGCTGCCGTATTTGCCGCGCTCAATGCTGTGACTACTGCAACACTTGGCAAGTTTAGAGGGAAGCCCGGAGGCGCTGCCGCTGCTCTAGTGATAGCCAAAAGACCTTGGATGATGCTCTCAGTCACTGCAATGCGTTGGTCTCTCTTAGCTGCTCGCTCTGCAAGATTCTCCTGCTGCTTTTCTAGTTGCTGTTGTGTGTTGATCTCATTGGCTGCTTGCTGTTCTAAAAACTTTTTGCGGAGTCCTGTTGCATTTTCGGCCTCTGCTTCAAGTTGTGCTTGACGTTCTTGTGATCGCTCTAAGGACTTTGTGAGCTGCTCCTCTTGCCTTGAGTCTAAAGCATCAAGGACATTATCAACCGCTGTCAGTCCTTTGCCTACAATGTCAGCAACTTTCGAGACGTCTGCAATTATTCGCTTGAGTCTTTCATCTCCTTCAACCCTTGCATTTTCTGTCTGCTGTCTTTCTAAGTCACTAAGCTGAGTGTTTAGCTCTTGTCTAGCTTGCAGGATAGCATCATACTCCTCTTGCTTAATCTTGACGCCTGCTGCTGCCTCTGATTCGAGAAAAGCCTGCTGATCGTCTAAGGCTTGTAACTTATTCCTAACATCAAGGATCTGGTCAACTATCTTGCGCTCCGCTTCTACTCTGATGGCTTCTTGACGTGCCGCTGCATCTTCCTCCTGAATAAGCAAGCGATTGAGAGACTCCTGCGCTTTTAGTTCTCTTTGCCTAGCTTGTAAGTCAATAAATGCAAGCTCTTCGTTGAGTGCTTGGTCTCTGAATGCTCGTAAGTCGGCAGATGCTTTCTTGGCTTTCTCGATCTCCTTAGCATTGATCTCATCCTGCAACGCTTCCAACTCTTTAGCCTCTTCAGCTCTTAAGTTTAGAATGATGTTAGACGTCTGTTGCTCGATCTTGATAAAATCCTTTTGAAAGTCTTGTCTTGACTGGAGTACTTCCTTGCTGCCTTTGCCAAATATCTTGATGAGCTCATCCTCCCTCTTTGCTTGCTCCTCAAGGAGTTTCTTGTTGCCATCTTCAACCGCTTGCACTTGTCTGTCAAAACTTACTTTGATCTCCTCCTCTCTGCGCTTGCTCTCATCCTCAATGGCCTTGATTTGTTGATCTAACAACTTAGCAGATAGGTCAGCCAGTAGTGCAGCTCTTTGTTTTTCCTTAGCAAGTTCTTCTTGAGCAAATTTATCGCGAGCCTTTTGCAACTCCTTTGCGGCTTTGATGGCTGCATCTCTTTGCTTCTTTGCTGCCTC